GTAAAACGTGGGATACCTTCCATTTAATCTATGCCTTTTGCGATCATAACAGATATTTAAAGGTACCCTTACAGATAGGAGTATTCAGAAGGACGTTAAAGGATTGCCGAGAAAAGACCTACGAGAAAGACTTTAAGCCATGCATGAAGACCATGCAAGTATTCAATCCAGAAGATGTAAAGAAGGAAAACACCTCTCCAGAGTATCATTTATTCGGCAATAAGATTGAGTTCAGGGGACTAGATGGTGGAGCCGAAGCAGCGCCTTATGATATTATCTTTATGAATGAGCTGTTAGAAGTTGAGGACGAGGAGCTAATATTAGGGCTTAAAATGAGATGTAAGAAGCTCATGATCTCGGACTGGAATCCACGATATACATTACATTGGGCCTTTGATTACGAGAATAGACCGTTTACATACTTTTCTAAGACCACATATAAGAACAATAAGCATCTTGAGAATGCTGTAATTGCAGATATAGAAAGTAAAAGCCCCTGGCACTTGGATGACCTTAAACTTCCAGAGAATAAGAGGCGAAGGCATGATGAAAACTTTAAGAATAAGACCGTCGATGAATGGTATTTCAAAGTTTATGGAATGGGGATCAGGGCCAATCGTGATGGATTAGTATATCCTGATGTTACATGGGTGGACGAATTTCCTGCTTATGAGAGGATAGGATATGCTTTAGACTTAGGATTTACTAACTCACCAACATCATTGAGCAAAGCAACGGTATTAGGTAATAAGCTATATGCTGAATGCTTAATCTATATCCCTACTGAACATCCCAGAGACTTAGCAGAGTTGTTAGAAGCTCTTGGATTGAAAGATCAGATTATATGGTGTGATTCAGCACATCCTTTATTTATAGCTAAGTTAAATCAGATGGGGTTTAAGATATTTGCTATCAAGAAAACGCCTATCATGGATGGTATCGGATTAGTAAAGATGTTCGATATTCATTTGATTAAGGATATAGATGTCCAAAAGGAGCAGGAGAATTATTCAATGCGAAAGGTAAACGGAATTCCATTAGATGAGCCGGTAAAGAAGCATGATCACTTCTGGGATTCATTGAGATATAATGTAATGGCTAACTTTAGAACAACTTAAAAAATAAATGATATGAAAAAAGAAACCGAGATTAATTATACAGTAGATGATACAGATGGTAATTGTAAGACCCATTTTAATTCAGGAATTATATTTAAAGTAGGCGATGTAATGGAAGATTACTTTAATAGATACACAGTGGAAAAGGTATTATTTAAAATCAATGGCGGACATAATGGTAGTAGCTATTGTAATTCATGCACTCTTATTTGTAATGTAGTTACAGCTAAATATAAACGTATGACAATATCAGATAAATGATCCTAATAGACACCAAACATAACAAAGCATACAGTAACGTAAGCATAGTCGAATGCTCTCGGAGGATAGGCATAGGTGAAAGGCAGATCAAAAGATGGATAAAATATAATGATCATCCTTTGGAGGTCTTCAATTATTGGACTCTATACTTCGATGAGATCCGCTTGAAGCAGAAGAAAGGATTTGCATTAAGTAAATAAATGTTTATATTCCATAAATAGGACATAATTCCCCAAATCAATACAATATTCCATTATCGGGAAATAATCCCTTATCTTTATATCTTTAACTAATTTTAGTTATGGGTAAAAAAATTGATGCGTTAAAGAATGTCTCCTTTAATAGCCTATTCAATCCAAGAAAGCAGGGTAATGATTACTTCTGCCCTATCAACACATCTGGCAGCGTATTTGGCGGAGTAGATAACCTGACACAATTCCTAGAAATTCCTGAGTTAAATTCGATCATAAACATTAGAGCTAGGGCAATGAGTTCCTGGAATCTAAAGATAGTATCCAAAGCTACAGGATTAGAGCAAAAAAATAATCAATCGCTGGTTAGAATATTGAAAAATCCTAATTGGTTTCAAGCTCAATCTGAGTTCTGGAGGCAGTCGAATTTGTGGCGTGATATTTATGGCAATGAATTTCTGTATTTCTTAACACCATTGGGACAGCCAAATAATTATAAAGGAATATTTACTTTAGATCCATCAAAAATAGAGATTAAATACACTGGAAATAGGGCTTACTTCACTGAGCCAACTGGAGATAATCTCCAATATATTTATAAGTTTCCTAATGGTCAAACGAGACACGTAGTCATAAAAGATATTATCCATCTCAATGATAATAGGGTAAACAATAATACTATGTCCGGTAGTGGTGGATTTTTGCGTGGCACTTCAAAGATGGATTCTCAGAAGGCAGCGATTAACAATATCCGAGCGGCATACGAGAAAAGAGGCATAGTCTTAAAGATGCCTGTTGGAATTATGTCTAATAATCAAGAGGATGCTGTTGGTCAGACTATGCCACTAGATCCTAAAGAGAAAAAAGCCACTCAACAAAGGATGAAAACCAGAGGAGCATGGCCTGTATTTACTAATATGAATGTTAAGTATGCCGATATGAATATTGATGCTAATGACATGGGATTGTTTGAGGAGGTTCGGGAAGATACTGCAAAGTTATGTGATGCTTATGGGGTCCCTTATGAGATATTAGCAAGTCAAAAGGGAGTGACATTCTCTAATCTTAAAGAGGCAAAGAAACAATTCTATGAAGAAACTGTTATTCCTGATGCACAAGAAAAGGTCGATGCAATGAATCTTTGGTTAGCCGAGAATAAATCTTGGGAAATACAAGCGGATTTTAAACATCTTCCAGTATTTAGTGAGGACGTAAAAAATAGAGCTTCTTCGGTTGCTATTCTAGTGAAGGCGTTAAGTCAGGCATTAACTGATGGTGCAATTACATTAGTTGAATATAAAGATGAACTTAAAAAGTTTGGGATATGAAAACAGACATAAAGAAAATAAATAAAGAAGCACTAAAAATCGCTAAAGCTAATAAAGACAAAGCGAAAAATACGAATGCTTTAATTAAAAAATAAGATTATGGACAGAGTTATTTATCCAAAGTTTACGGAAAAGGAAGATCTTTATAAGTGGTTAGTAGCTAATAAAGATAGTTTAGCTGCTCAAAAGAAAGCAATTACAAAAGAAGCTGATGCTATTATATTCAGAATAGTAAATAAGGATGGGAATGTATCAAAAGAGAATGCGCCGTTCATCCCAAATACTGATGAGTTCACTGTAAAGGTTGTAATTAATACGACTAATTTAATGGACAGCCATCTTGACGTTCATATTCCAGGGTTATGGACTAAGAGTCTAAAGGAAAATAAGATGCTAATGCACGTACAAGAGCATATATCTAAGTTCGATCATATCATTTCAGATGGAGCAGACCTAAAGGCCATGACTCAGATACTTAGCTGGGAGCAGCTTGGATTTTCTAATCTTGAGGGTAAAACAGAAGCTCTTGTTTTTGAATCATTAGTCACGAAAGAAAGAAATGAATTTATGTTCAAACAATATTCAAAAGGATATGTAAAGAATCATTCTGTTGGTATGAGATACGTTCAAATTATAATGTGTATTAATGATAAGGCATATGGAGCGGAGTTTGAAGCATGGGAAAAGTACTTTCCTATGGTAGCTAATAAAGAAACAGCAGAAGATATGGGTTTCTTTTGGGCTGTTAAAGAGGCTAAAGTAGTTGAGGGTAGTGCAGTTGTTTTAGGAAGCAACTTTATAACTCCAACATTAGATAATAATTTTAAGTCTGAGCCGTCAGAGGACACTCAGAAAGTTATAGAGCCGCCAGAGGGCACTCAGAAAAGTAAAATAAATTTATACATTTTAAATTCATAAAAGATGAAAAAAGATTTTAAAGTTTTGACGGTTGAAGAAATCGAAAAACTAGAAGTAAGTGAGCAGGTTGAATATTTCAACGATCTCAACGAACATAAGGCTGCTCAATTAGAAGAGTTTAAAGCTGATATGGAAAAGAAATCAAGCGATGACTTAAAGAAAAGCATTGAAGATTTAAGAGCAGAAATGCAAAAAGACAACTTAGAGCAAATGAAAGTTCTACAAAAGTCTGTTGAAGATCAGGGTATTGCTTTAAAGCAAATGACTATGAACGGTGGTAAAGCACAAGTTAAGTCTATTGAAGACGAGCTTTATGCTGTAAAAGATCAGATTTTAAACTGCATGAAAGAAAAGAATGTAGTAATCAAAACTGACGTTGCAAGAGCAAGCATTACTGATTCTACCATCTCAGTGCGAGAGCCAGGAGTTGGTCAATTAGCAACTCAAGCTAATCGTATTGCTCCTTTATTTGCAACTGGAACTATTGGTGCTGGTCAGGGTGGAGTTGTTCGATATATCGATCAAACTGCTGTTACAAGTGCTGCAGCTGCTGTTGCTGAGAATGGTGAGAAGCAAGAAAGTGCTATCACTTGGGCCGAATACACAATGGCATTAGAGAAAGTAGCTCATAACATTCCAGTTTCTGAAGAAGCTCTTTCTGA